AGGATTTGAAGGAGTTACTACGAACGGGAAAAAATGCTTTGGTGAAGATGAATGGGACTTTAGTTCTAAAGATGCAAAGTGGATCTTGGCTGACGCTGAGCGTATGATCTTTGAAGCAAAGAAAGGAGTTATACCTATAGCTCTCTTCAATGCACATCTCAAGGATGCAGTACGCTCAGCTGGTAAGGACCCACGTCTGTTTTATGGTGGACCTACGTCTTTTCTAATAGCAACACGTATGTTGTGTGGTGATTTGATGTCGTGGTGGATGAAAAATCCTCTTCGGAAACGAGTTCTGATAGGTTTTAATCCGTTTAAAGATGCTGCGACATTACTCGATCTTTTAGAGTCTAAAGGAATAATGGGTTTCGATGGTGATTCCAAGGAGTGGGATCTTAGTATGGCACCATTACTAATAAGACTTTTTAATATTTTATTAAAGGCTTTTTATCGAGGACAGACAGAAGAGGAACGTCTTGCAAGAGAAGCATTCATAGAAGCACTTTGTAGTAGCTACGTTGTGTTTATGGATTTTGTTATTTCGGTGGTAGGAAATTTGCCGTCAGGTTGTCCATTAACCACACATATTAACTGCTTTATTAATTTTGTACTTTGTACATATTGTATGACCAGTGTGATGTTGAAAAATGATGGTAAGCGACCATATTTTGAAGATGATGAAATCTTGTTTGACAAAACTACTCTACTGATTTTACAGGGTACGGCAATGATATTCTTGGGAGATGACAATTGCATTAACCCTGGAAAATTTCCGATTACTATGCGTCAAATTGCAGCAGAAATGTTGCGCTTTGGTATTAAGTATACCCCTGTCGATAAACAAAGTGAGTTGTATGGAGTCAAAAAGATAAGAGATTGTACTATTGTTGGGAGAAGCTTTAGATACGATGAAGACAAGAAAATGTGGTGCATGCCGATTCGTGATTCAACATTGCAGAATTTGCTTAACTGGGTTAATCTTAAATCGAAGAGTGACACGCCTGACTTGGATAAGATTGAAGAATATCTGCGTGAGTTGTCACTAAAAGGGAAAACTAGGTTTGTAGTAGAGTCTGTTATTGTTGTGAATGAATTCATAACAAAATATGGGCTCACACCAAATTTTACAGATTGGTCCACAACCTTCGACCATGTTGTAAATTCTGATTTCATTTATGAGTAAGTGTTGTCCGTCCGAGCTATAGGACTATAAATACTTTAGTAGAAGGTAGAATCAATTAACACTATGTATTAGGTGTGCAAACATCTAACACTTAGGTGGTCACAGCATGTGTGATTTGATTCTAAGACTTGTAATTAAATTTCGAAATGATATGTATATATTGTAAGTAGAAATCTAAGTTATAAATTGAAAATATATGTAAATACTGATAAAAAAGTGACTTGCTGACGTAATATGCTGTAGTCAGTTAAGTATACAGTTGTAATTTAAATAT